CCTAATATTTTCAGAATAGTTTGAAATATTATTATTGTATTTTATAAGCTTCGAGTCTGCTACTTTTGCAGGATATTCATGGAATGAATCGTGACCATATTTAAAGCTATTGAAGGTTTCACCATTTTCTTGTACATTTTTATCACTATCACCGCATTTATTACTATCATCAACAGTACCAGATTTACATTTATAATTTAATTTTATAAAATTACTAGCACCATTTAAATAAGCAGCATCCTCTCGAACGCCTTCTTGGTCATAATCATCTTCTGTAAGGGATGTAATCACACAACGACAGTTTGGGTGTCGGGGCGGTCTCATTAAGCCACCTTCCTCGCTCGGAAACTCTTCGTCAAACGGAATAGAAGTGCCATGTAATGCTGAGCACTCAGGACACGATCTTTCATCCAAGGCACAGTTCCAGACTTTGAATTTATGGCCGGCATCTTTCGCCCTAGCCATCATACCTTCGTTTTGGGCAATAACGTATTCTGTCCTATAAATTGTGTCTAACCTAGCTTTAGAATCCGTGTAGTCTTCCTGGAAAGAATCTTTAAAAATGTCTTCGCCCTTACCCCAATTTGCGACCATCTGTTGTTTAAGGTTTTTGAGATCGGTTTCGGATAATGTTTTGCAAAGTTCTAGGCCGTGATTTTGGAAATAGTCACGGGCATAGTCAGCAACTTTCTCCGGTTTTGGAGCTTGCGGCATCACACTGGGTTTTATTGCGTCAGGCGGTAATTCAACTTTGCCTGTAACCCCTTGCACGTAACTCGGCAAAATCAATGGCAAGAAAATAGCCGACCATAATGCCCAATTCTTTTCGGCTAACTTAGGCTTGATGTCTTCTTCGAAGTCGTACCAAACATCAAGCATGTCTTCCGGAATGTCACTATCATCAATTTCAATACCAGAGTCAATAAGGTCTTGCCAACGTTCCAGAAATTGTTCTTCGCGACTTAACTTTTCAGGACTCACCTCTGGAATTTCAGTACGCGATCCATCGGGCTTAATTAGAAATGTTTTGCCCTTTAGTTTGGAACGGTCAGACTTCTTGGCTTTTGCTTTTTTCTTAGTTAATTTTGATTTAAGTGACATTAATGGGTGACTCCATAATAAAAATATAATTGTTATATAAAAAGTTATAAATACGTTAAAAGCTATTCACTATATTTAAAATACTGCCTAGGAGGTGATTGAAAATGGTTAAATTGTTCTACCAAAATTTAAACGACGTACATCAACGAGCGGCTGCTCAAGACTACGAACACGATCGCCGATTCTTGCAGGACCATAAAATAAGTATGAAACGTTTAATGGAACGACTAAATAAAAGATAACGTTTCAAGACGTTTCATTAACTTTTTTTGCGAAGTATTTGGTTTTCTTGATTGAAGTCATTACGTCGTCCTTGATGCTAGTTAGGATGTCTTCGACTTCTGAGTCAAGTTTGGAAGGTGTTGCAAAGTCTTGGTAAGAGGCGTTTTGCTTGACCTTATCAAAGGCCTTCTTTAGTTGTTTGATCTCCTTTTCCAAACTTGATATTCTGTCTAGTACATCATCTAAATCGGACTTATCGCTATCCTTTGGTACTATTTCTATAGTATCTGGATCGAACGTGTACCTAGCATCCATTTATTTTTCCTCTAATTCCATTATTTTTATTTTTCGTATGTTGCCATTTGGGTCAACGTAGTCCTCGTCCCGTGTACCAACCACAATATATTTAGAATCTTTTGGTACAAGTACTTCGCTTAAGCCAGCAAATGAAATATTATCACTAATGTAAACACCGGACTTAGACTTCTTAATGTTGAAAACGATGCTATTGTTGTTTTTATTACCTTTTGAACCACTATCAACTGTACCAGTAGCATACTTCATTGCTATGTTTTTATCAGCTGTTGTGGCACTTAATGTATTCCAATTAAGTTCTTTTGAGTTCAATATATTACTGTATACATCGTCTGGTAAATTTCCAATGCCGCGAAATACTTCTCCATTAAATTTGGGCGCATCTCGAAGTATGCCTTCTATATTATCAGACATTTCTTTTATTCCAGGATCTTTGTTTTTACCCTTTTGGTAATCAAGTATTTTACCGTCGTAAGATGCCCAGTTCTGCAACTTTTGGTAGTTACCGTTTTTCGTATTGTTAAGCATCCAAACAGCGGTTTCAATTCTTGCCTTATCAGAATCTGATTTTGCATTCAGGTTAGCCATTTTGACTACTGAATCAAGATAGTCCTTACCTGATTTATCGAAAAATGCTAGGTTAATTAATACAGATGTTGTTTCTGGTTTTGATAGATCGGAAATATCAATTTGTGTGTTATCTAAGTATGTTTTCTTAGATGCCACAAATTCATCAAAATTTTTCTGTGTAGTTTTATCTGCTTTTGGTTCGATTTTGGTAGCTAATTCTTTTTTTGTGCCTTCTGAAATTGAAGCTTCATTAAGTACTTTAGTTTTTACAGGTAACGGTTTCTGAGGCTTTGAACTCCTTAATTTTTCGACTTCAGATTTTAGTGTTTGTTTACTTTCAGGAGTCACTTTGCCAGATTTTACTTCCTGCGCAATTTTGGCAATAGCTTTTTTGGTAGACGTAATAGAAGTAGCAACTTCCTTGGATATTTTTGGACCTTTAGTTGATGGACTTGTTCCTAATTTTTTGGAGAGTTGACTGACCTTTGATTTAATATCCATTATCGGACTGCCATCTGGCAGTGTAGTGGACTGTTTGCCCTTTGCAATTTCTGACTGTAAGAAAGCCAACTTGGATTCAGGGCTAGCTGATTTGTAGTCTTTGGACGTCTTAATTTCCGAAATTTGTGTACCAGAAACCTCAGTAGATTTCCCTGTAACTTTTTCAGCTTTTTTAGTTGGTTTGCTTTCCGGCTTTCCAAAACCCGGCGTATAACCTTTGCAACTTCCCTGGCCTTCCCCGTCCTTATAAGACTTTGGACAGTTAAAGTTAAGTTTCATGGCATCATCAAAATACATTTCGTAAAGATGACCTGCCTTTCCTGTAAACCTATACCGAACCATTTATTTATTCCTCCAAGGATGCTAGAAGGTCTTCGGCTTCCGTTAATGTATTATCAACGTCTTCCTGGGAATATTCTTCGTCGGTGGGAGATTCTTCATAAGATTCTTCAGGAGGAGTTTCTTCGCCTCCGCCGAACATTGATGCGAAGTCCATACCGCCGCCTTGCTGACCAGGAGGCTGCTGACCGCCGGTCCTCCAAATATTAAGTTCCTTTTCGAGTATTTCTCGTTCAGTAAGACCTTCCATCCAAGGAGCGGGGTCGAGTATTGGCAACCCAATTTCGGCCCTACATTCATTGAGGGTCGTAACATGCAAATTAAATTTTTGAATGGCTAATGACTCTATTTTCTGTTGGTCAGGCGGAATTAAGCTTGCCCAGTCCAATTCAATACGGTAGCCTTCGTAACCATTCAACTCAAGAAATTTATTCCAGACGTTGTTTTCGAACTGGAGTGAACATAATGATTGCCAACCCTGAACCATCATCTTTAAGAGTTCAAGTAAAGGACTCGAAGACGTCGAAATTGCCTGGGCAGCAACCTCTAAAATGTCTCTTGGGAATATATGATAAATGGCTTCTTTGATAAGATACTGGTCGACCTCAGTAGGGTTAAAAGGAATACTTGGCCGTTCGTAGTCAATTTTGATGCCTTCAGGTACTGCAATTGCTAGGTCGCTATTTTGGTTTTCGACTACAGTTCTTGCTAAATCCCACAAGTCAGTCATCATGGCGTCGTAGGGTGTTGTATTTGCTCCTGGTACAGCAGACGTAATTCCAACCGGTACTTGATTAGCCTCGATCATTTTAATATAAGAGGGAGGTATTCCCACCGTGGCAGTTTGTTTTGGCGTGCCTACTCTAGTCACAGTCTGCATGAGTTTTTTACGAACATACTCAAGTTGAGAAATAGTAGAAACTATGCCTGCTAAGTAAGGCTCTCCATCAATGTAGGCTGATCGAGCGTCCTTAATATGTATTATTTGTTCTGTCGGAATCTGAATGGGAATGCCTGTTGATCCATAACTATCCTGTAATTGCCAATATTGGTAAGATTTGTCTTTCTTGTCGAAAACAATGCCTTTTAATATGTTGCCGACTATGTATTGTTCTTTGTTGCCAGAGACTCCGGGAGGAGCTTGCCTGAAACTTTCGGCGGGCAATCGTTGTAAGACATCAGGTACATAATAGCCATCGTCGTCTTCTTTCCAAGTAACTTCGAAAAGTGCAGATCCAAACGTTACTATATCGTACATGGCTTGAGCGCACAATATATTGGTTTGTAGTGTTCGGTCAAGCCGCTCAAGTTTTGTAATCAAGGATTTGTTTTCGTCTTCTTCGAGGTCCTCTTCGGCTCCATCAGTTACTATCTTGAAATCGAACCAAGGAAATGCTATTAACTGAAGTTGCCAGAGGTTTCTGGATACTGGAGCTGACCTAGCCGTTTCCTTGAGCAGTTTGACGTCAAGTCTACGACCCGTAAACATTGAATTAATATTTGGAAATGGAGCTCCTATGGCCGTTGCTTTTGCAGGCTTTTTGCCAGCTGTAATTTCTGGACCAGACTTTCTTTTACCCTTCGCCATCAACTTAGGCATATCAAAAACAGAAGACATTATAATAGTTCCTATAAACGTTTAAATATAATCAAATAATAACAACTAAAGTCATTTTTACGACCTCAAACCAAAAACTATTTAAACTTGGTTTTTAAAACTACTATTATGAGAGCAAGGGATATAAAACCAGGTATGGGCCTAATATATAATGACCACGGAAGAACATGCCAAGCAATTGCATTAGATAGGCCAGTTAAGCACTACTATCACTGGACATTAGTGCCAATTTCATTATCATATTCTGATAGTAGCAATACTGATGTTTTGGGTGGCCAAGTATTCTATGCACTTGCTAAGAACCTTTCGAAAGTCAGTAAATAGAAATTTGGAAGTACCTTTCATGGAACTTAAAGATTGCAGACCGGGTCTACCAATTATAATAACAGCTCATGCAACATCTAGTGCATCAATACCGTCCCTTCACCATCTAGGAAGCAATATATTTTATACCTTTGAATTATATAATATGCAAGGAATTATATTAAATGACCGTTCCGAAACCTTCGAAGAATATCGAAAAACAATTAATCCTGTTACGGGAAAATTATATAATATAATGGTTACTAAGCATAAGGTAGCCATTATGCTTACGAGTGGTGATAAAGTGTATTTAAAGCCATCTGACATCAAGGTATTGAGGTTAAAATGAAAATAACGGAATATAAGCCCGGTATAGCAATTAACGTAGTAGTAGGTGATTCAATTACTATTGTAAGTGGTATATCGTTATCTGGAATCCGAATGTCTAATTTTATAAATGGCGATGGAAAGAAAATATATTATATAGTAGTTAAAATAATGCAATCAAATGGTATCATAAATTGGTGGGCATTATCATCGGTTCATAAAATTTGAGGCATTAAATGAAAGTCAGTGAATTTAAGCCAGGTCGAAGGGTATGTGCTGGTAATACAAAAAATAAAATATGTGATGGCATACTTTCTAAGGAAATTAAAATTGGTTCATACGATAAATCATATTATGTAAGAGGTTGTATAATAAAAAGAAATGGTAAGAAATCTTGGTGGCCTCTTTCTTGGATAACATATATTAAAAAGTGATTTCATGAAGCCTTCTGAATTTAAATCAGGTTCCGCAGTTTATGCTAGATTAACATCAACTGTTTACATGCATGGAATTTTATTACAGAATTTAACATTTTATAAATATAATAATATTAAAGAAGGTAAAATAAAATACCGTATTTATTGTTGGATAATGTCAACGAAAGGTCGAAATGAAGTAATTTCATTAAGAACACTTAATAGATTTCGTAATAAAAATTAAAAAAAAGTTTTATTAAGTACTATGCTATTCCTTATAACATTTACTTCACCTCAAATAGCGGCATTTCAATAAGTTCGCCTAATGCAAATGCTTTACATTCTTCTACACTAAAGAAGTTATGTGGATAGTAGCAATCTGTTATGTCTTGGCCCATCTTGATAATGTATTCTTCTGTGGTTATTAAAATGCCTACTTCGTTAGAATTATCGAAGTACTCGATGTCCTTGACAACGCTATTGATTTTCTTGATGCCCTTGGTTTGGCCCCGGTCCAATAATTTTCGCAAGGTTACTAGGTACCAGTCGCCACTTCTATATCCATCAGAATCATAGTCAACGAATACAAGACCTTGATTACCATCGAACAACAGCAACGACGCACTTTCGATGGAATTGTAGTCGTTGTTAGTCATATTAGCTAGGATCTTTCTGTTACTTTCATCTAAAGACAGATCAATGATATTAAGTAATCGTTGGCCTACGTACTTGGTCTTCATTTCATTGAACTTCATAATATACCTCCTTAAAGGTGTTTGGATACCTCCCACATCTGGGTGTTATTACAATGGACTATTGAATAACCGACGCCGTTTTCAAACGACACTATACCGGTAGTATTATTCAAGGAGCCGTTTGAAAACGTTAGGTTTGCATTTTCAACATCTATTGTGTGGTTACCTACTCCAACGGCGGGTCCGGAGTCCTCCAATGTTAGGCCATTAGCTAATAAGGTGAGACTAGCTATAAGGCCTACAATAAATAAAATTAGTTTTATAAGCGTTCCTCCTGTTCCTTGATCATACATAGTAAAACCTCAATATCACTTTGATTGAGACCTAAAAAGTCACTTTTTGCTAGTTCTTTGGCTCTATTAATAGCCTTTTGCATGTATTCGTCGCGCACAATGGGAAGTTCGTGATCCAATTCCTGAAATTTATGGGACGGATCTCTAAGGTAGAGTTGGTTTGCTAGGTCTTGAAGAGACATTTAAATACCTCTTACTAACCAATCATATCTGAATTTCGTTTCTCTAGCATCGTATAAAGCATGATGTTCTATGCAATTAGGCATATCAGGCAACTTTGGATTACCTATTTCATCAACGATTTGTTTCAGATCTCGACAATACATTGGCCATCCCTTTGGAAGGTGCATCATATCGCCAAAGATTTGGCAGAATACTACCCAATCATAGTCTGCATAATAACCCCAAAATTCAGGTTTGGGATCGTTTCCTATGAATGCCATGATTTCAGGGTTGATCAGCCGGAAGGGCATAACTCTACTCATTTCCCATGCCAACCTAGGAGATCCGCCGGATATCATATTAGCATCAGCATTAGTAGGCAACTTAGATAGGACATTCTCTTTTACCCAATCACTTGAGCTTGGTTTGTTGAACCAACTATACCATGCATCATTAATCGCATAGAATTCTCGACCATCTTCGGCTACAATTGCAATACTGATTAATGTTATGGGATGGTTTGATCCCATCTCACTAAATTCTGTATCAATGAAATATTTCATGTTAACGACCTTCCACCATAATGACTTTTCGGTCGCCTGCTTTCATTTTGTACATACAATTTAAGATTCGTGACATATAAGGTCGAAATTCCTCGGAACCCATTATAGGATGCCAACCAGTTACTTGGCCGTATTTGTTATAGAAGAATTCATCTTCAACGCTATAAAAATGGCCTTGAAAATTAAAGGTTACTCTAAGACCTTCACGTCTCGCTTCGACCCAATCACTAAGTGGTGAATATCTTCTAACGTATCCTCCGCAGAAGTACCTTTCCAAGACTAACTTGACATTTGGTCTATGTTCCTTGCGGTGTTTAAGTCTAATTTTTGGCATAAATCTACCTCTCCACGAATACCTTTTCTACAAATGCATACACCAATACTAATACCGCTAAAACCAAATACAAGTTCTCAATCGTAGTCATCTTATCACCAACTAAGTATTAACTTATGAGTTTAAATAATTTTTGGTCGAATCCCAACTAACCATTTTTTACTATATTTATTACTTACTTTCTTATATAATTATTAGTAACTACTAATATATATAATATATATACTACTATATATAGTATAATAAGTAATAGTAGTATTAAATATATAGTATATAGTAAGTATTTTAATTAATAAAAAAGCTTATAATAGTTTCTAGTATAGTAAAGGTAACCCTATTATAGGAGGAGTAGGTTACCAATAACGATTCGGTAAAAATGTATTATAGTAAAGTAGTCTATTAAAAAATTTAAAAAAAATAATTACTGCTCAGTTATTTCAATAGCATTCGGATAGTTACTGAACCAATGAGATCGGCGTCCGAACGTTTTAATATCGTACGTTTTGTTTTCTTGGATATTGGCAAATCTATCCGATGCATCAAACGTCCACTTCCAATAGCTATCTTCAATGCTAAAGACGTTACCATTCTGGTCAGAGAACAGATATTTTTGACCATTTTCTCCTTGACCCTTAATCCACTTTTCATGGACTGTTATTGTATAGTCCGCATCAGTTCCGGCTATTAAGTATATTTGTGACCCAACTGTGTATGAAAGGATAGCAATTACACTTAATAGAACGCATATTCCAATTGCGGTGTCTCCGTTCATTAAATCACCTTATTACTACTAGTAAACGCTATTATTATAAGTACCTTTTGCTTCATTATAACCAAAAAGTATTTAAATAGCCAAACTAACTGCTTACTATGAAAATAAGATTTAGCTATAAAGGACCAACCGGCGAAGTTTCAATTGACCATACTGAAATCGCTGGAATGACCGACTCCCAAATCGAAACGTATGTAGCGGCTAAAGTCCGAACGAATTATAATAGTAAATTTGAAAGGGATGGCATACAATTTTATATGAATTATAGCGAAGTCGATCATCATACCAAGGAGCCATCCAAGGAAATTAATGAGGTTTAAATGCACAATTTTCCATTTACGGAGCAAGCATGGTTATATGCCCTGGGCCAAATTGACCAGTATGGATCGAACGTCATTACCGAAGATCGGCAACGCATCAAAGAAATTTTGGGTTTAGAACTCTCTATTAATGAGCCGTTAGCCCATTTCCCAATAAAAGGCTCTAATTGGGACCTACCGGCCCTAGATCAATATGCTAACGACTTATGTAATTTTAGTTATGACTTGAAAGGCTTTGATTATAATTATTGCGAACGGATGGGTCGCCAGGTCTATTATGCCATTGAACATCTTAAAAAATATCCGACTACAAGGAGAGCCACACTATTCCTTTGGTTGCCAGAAAAAGACTTGGAAACAGATCAACACCATCCATGTCAGATAATGGCGGATTACAAATTAAGGGACGACCATTTACACGCTTTCCACGTATTCAGGAGTCACGACCTTCGAGATGCTTACGTTCCGAACGTGTATGGCCTTGCTAAACTCCAAGCTCAGATTGCCCAAGAACTTGAAGTTAAGACCGGTCCATTAACTACTTATAGTATAAGTGCCCACTATTACATTAGATAGGTGATTAAAATGGATCAATTTCCTTTACAATATGCGCCAGGGTATATTCATTTAACGTGTATTAAACCTCCTCACAGTAAATTCTTATATAGGGTCGAATATAATGGTTACCATAAATATTATTATAGTGACATTGCAAGTGTCCGGGATTTCATGATACACTGCAAGGATACTGCTGGTTCGACAAAAGTTGAATATATTGGTAGGGTGTTCTCAGATGATTGAAGTTACGTCAAATCCACATAGTGTCATCTTACCTATTAATGAACCAGCGGTTAATAAAACCATTTATATAGTTAATCGTTTATTTTCTATTTCTAGAAATTCTGATATCACCGCATTTGTCATTAATAGGAAAGTTGGTTGGACATGGCTATTCGCTTATCCGAATGACATATTAGGCAGGATATTTAATATTTCTACTGGATCACAACTTAATGAATTATTATCAAATGAATTTAGATGTGGAGGTAAAATAACAATTCTAGAAAATAGTCAAGAACTCCAAACCTATTTACGAACTTATAATATTGACGAGCATTTCCAACAACTCTTGGAAGTTCCATGGAGCTATCTATGAAGATAATTTCCAGGAATGTTAATGAATTTGTTCCTAACTTCAAAGAGAGTGACTACTTTAAAAGCATTGTCCTTTCAATTGTTAATGTTCATGGTAGTGAAAACAAAAATATAATATCCTACATTGTAAGGACTGGTGACAAATTTTACCTTACTGGAATAAGTCAGAAAAATTATAATGATAAAACAAGTTCTACTATATGGTGTAATACATTTAATCATGCTGATACTGTTTTGCAACTAATGCATAACGAAACTACGTTTTGTGTAAATGCTGATTGTCCCACACCAGTTTATTATATTATTGATAATTACAAAGACTTAAATAGTATTATAAGTAATTATAACATTACCGGAAAGTTCCAGCAAGAATTAATCAATCACTTAAAAACCAAACTGGAGGATCAACATGAAAGTCATTAGCCAAGATCCTAGAATTATTATACCAGACATTATAGAAAAGGACTTCCATAAATACCTTATTATTAGCATTACAAAGCATTATGCATCGTATATTGTTAAAGATATTCTTGGATATCGATTTAAAGGTATTCGGATCTTGTTTGACAATGATCCTGTTATATGGTGTGATTATTTTAATTTAGGTTCTGATACAATTTTAAACATATTATTGAAAGAGTACAATAATTCAGTTGATTTACCAATAATATATTTAATAGAAAATTGGGAAGAACTCATCGAAGTTAAACGAAAACACCACTTACCGAACAAGTTCTATAAAGAGCTTAAAAATGTTCTAATTACTATGAAGGACCTTATATGAAAGTCATTGACTATGACCCTACTAACAAGATTCCAGACTTCAAGGAACGAGATTTCAACACGTCAATCATATTAAGCATCTGGGAATCCACGTATAGTTTATTTGTCAGTTATGTAATTAAAAACAATTTTGGCTTCCAATTCCGAGGGTCATCGAAAAGCAAGACTAATAGCAATAGTTCATTTTATGGTAGAGTAATCACTTGGTCTGACAGCATAAATAATGGTCACACGTTACTACATTTAATTACCAGGGATTATGTAGGTCGGACACGCTCTAGATCATACGGAGGAGACTATCCCTGGAAAGTAAAGTATTATATAGTAGATCAACTAAGTGATTTAACGGAAATTATGAATATGTATGGCGTGAACGATATATTACTCGATGAAATATTAAAACGCTTCCAGGAAGTCAATAATAGTCCGAGGTGATTTTAATTGAAAATAATCGATAAAGACCCTAATATTATTATTCCGAACATCCATGAAAATATTTATAAAAGAGCTGTTATTATATCAAACTTCAATGCAACTCTTGGTAAATATTTAAATTATTGCATATATAAAGATGGTCTTTATAGATTTAAAGGCATTGATTATAACGGATCTAATAGAATTTGTATATGGTCTGATAATTACAATCATGCTGAATCAGTATTGCAACTCATTATAAATGAATATAATGAATTTAATAATACAGTAGGTTGGTCAGCACCAAAATACTACATACTAGAGTCCGAAGAAGACATCACAGAATTCTTTAAAGTGTTTACTGCAATTGGTAAAGATTTCCGAGATGAAATATATTCCCACTTCAGGAGATTGCATGATAGTCATTGACTATGATCCCAGGGATAAAATACCACCCATCCATGCTAATGACATTTATAAGAAGCTTTTTATTTCATTGGTTAGTTTGAACATTGATAATTTATATTATATTAGTTATGGCTATATATGTAATACTTCTAATAACAGAGTAGCGTTGCGTGGCATCTCAAACTTAGACAGGACATCTGTTAAATGGGATGACACCGAAACCAATAATATCCTAGATACTATTATAAGGGAACGTTCTTTCTATCAAGCAATATATTATATCGTGGAAAACAGACAAGATTTTCAAACGATCGTAGACATGCTTAGATTGAGAGATTGTCCAATATTCTTAGGAGAACTTATTCATTGTGCTCATGTGTTATTTGGCCCGGAGGTTCCATGAAAACCATAGTAGATCCAATAAATAAAGTTCCGCCTATCAGGAACAGTGACATTCATAATAAAATTATTATATCTAGGTCAGAACCAAGTTATACTCATTGGTATACAAGCTATGCAGTTAATAATGGTGCGCAAGTATATTTCCGAGGTTATTATAACGAGCAAAATGGAACTATTTCACCATTGCAAACATGGAATGACAATGCGTCAACAGGATATGACTTACTTGATCTCATTATTAATGAATCAACATACTATCCAAATACCACTTATTATATAATAGAAAACAAACAAGATCTAGAATTCGTGATAGACTATTTAGACATTAAGCAGAAATACTTCTTATATGAAATTCGTGAAATTGCTAAAAAGATTTTTAAGGACCAGACCACCCGCCGCCAACCCTAATAAGCTTTTTAGGCACCTTAGGCAACGTTGCATTGAAGTTTCTGTTACTCAAGTAAAATATAGCCTGGGTGAGAGCGTCGACCTGGTCGTCATGAACGGCATTTGGAAAGCTTGCTAACTCTTCCAAGAAGTCATGGAGCCACGGAGCATACTTCGGAGACGGCAGCCAAACATTACCAGACTCTACATAGGGTGTTATTGCTTGAGCTCGGACTACTTTTCCGCCTTGAGGTTCAACTGGAATTAGTCCAGGAATCTCCCTCTTTAACATTGAAATTACTGCGGAGCCGTTAGCTTTATCTTCGATAAGTTTGGCAGAAGCACGATGCCACTTAGCAGATAACGTCCTAATATTTTGCATGGTATTTATTATGTCCATGCGGTCGCGTTTTTGGTCTAATAAGTAAAAGTCGCCACCTTTCCTGCCCCAGATTTGTATGACAACGTAGTCCGTGCCATCAGTGTCTTTAAATGTACAGTCTGCACTCAACACTATAACGTCCATGCGATCCTGTAAGTCTTCTGGCTTAAAGTTATAGAATTGGTTACGGCCTTCTGTTACAGTAGGATCGCCCCACCAACCCCTATTGAATATTGAGCCGCCTGCTGGAGCTGGTCGTTGCTGATAAAGACTTGACCATGTATATGTACCAGCTGATATTTTAACGGCTTCTAGGTCAGAAGCATTGCCGTATCTCCAAGGCCATAATGATTCTCCCAACTGACGAGGATCTTGCGGGTCTAATGGGTCTTCCGCGACCATTGGAAACTTCAAGACAGTCCATTGCTCTGCTTTAGGGTTAGACCGAGCCAACGCTAATAGTCTTCCAGCTAAATCATCTTCGTGCCAACGAGTCAACGTTATAAGAATTCGAGCATCAGTATTAAGGCGTCTAGTATAGAAATCGTTCACGTACCAATTATATGTTTTGTCCCGGATAGTTTTGGACTCAGCAAATTCTCGGCCCTTCATTGGGTCATCAATGATGCCATAAAAGAATCTTTTGCCCGTTATGGAGCCTTGAGTACCAGCACACTTATAATAACCTTTATGACCAATTATTTCGAAGACTTCACGATTTCTAGCTGCCGCCGAACCTACTAAACTATTCCTGGAATTTTTACCTCTTAGTGACGTATCAGGAAATAATTCTCGATAAAGTTCGGAATCTATAATGCGCTGG